TTCCACCTCCTCGAAAAGTGGATTCTCATGTCTAATCAGACATTTTGTATAATAGGCGATGCAGTATACACATGCTGTAATGCATATGATATCGGCTAAAATACGCATATTTATATTCATTTTCCATTTCCTCCTTGAATATCCAGGAGGTCCCTTGGTATAATATACTCGTGATAGAGTATGGAGGGACCTCCTCCGGATGTTTGGTGATTGCCGTCATTGAACATCCTTTTTCTTTTTACCCTGATGAAAATAATCTTTTACGATTGCTACTGGCAGCACACCTCTTCGGGGCAACCGGTTCTCATCAATCTCATAGATTTCCTTCATTCGTCGCATATGACGATAGGCCTGTGCTTCGCTGATTTCATAAAGCTCTCTGATATCTTTATTGCTATAAAAGAGTTTTTCCATAGGCTCATTCTTTAAAATAAACTTTCTTGTTCAAATGCCAGCTGATCAAAGTTATCAGATAGCTTTATACCGAACTGCAAAGATACCTTCTTAAACTCAGTGGCTATTTCTTTTGGTGACTTCCCTAAGTCTTTCATCACTGTTCTTTGAATCCTCTGATAGCTGGTCAACGCTTCTAATGGAATATCTTTGAAATCCGGAACATGTATTCCGGGCATCGCATAATAGCCGTTTGCTCTTACGCTTGGGACTATTTCATCAAATATCCAACTTGCATACTTTTTAGCCTTGATCTGAATTTCTTTGTTTCTACTTTGCTTAGATGCTGATACAATCAGGCGATGTACATTTCCCTCTGTAATAAATTTCGCTTCCTGCTTTCTGCCTAATGAATCTGTGAGGGAACAAGTTGTTACCCCATCTTCTTCACAATGATCTGTAACAGCCTTTTTAGGATTTGAATATCCTAACGCCTTAGCAACATCGCTACCGCAAAAGTAAGGCTTGCCATTGACAATCGTTGTTCGTACTTCTCCGAACTCGTCGTTTTTAAAAATCTGTAATTCTGCCATTTCTAGGCCTCCTTTCTATGTATTAAATCCACCGCATAATTTATTGACAAAGTAAATTTGCCCTTTTCCGGTAATCTTTGGTGTTTTAGTGATTCTCACACTGCCATCCGGATTGTTGACTGTCCGCTCTTTAATTTCCATGAGGCCCAAATCCATAGACTTCTGTGTTGGCATGTTGTAATTCTCACCTTTAGAGCAAAGGTATCCTTCTTTTCTCATCCAAGCAAATAATCTATTCTGTCCCATATCACGACCATTCTGCTTTATGAGCTTAGCTAATTGTCCAATCAGAATACTATCATCACTCGTTTTTACAGCACTTGCGAACAATGCCAGAGGTTTCATTTCCTCGTTTTCTGTTCTCAATATCTGTAATTCTCTTTGTGACATCTGTAGAGCCCTTGCCATAACTTTCTGCGGGCTGTTCCAATCATTTTCCAGTTGAATGAAATACTGTCTTGCCTGTTTGCCTTTTTCGTTACGCTGAATCATAGCGATTTCTTTCGCCATTTCAATAGTAATCTGATAATCAGTAGCCGGTCGACCTCCTGTACTTTCTTCCAAAAATGGAACAAAGTCTTTTGCTTCCTCAAATCCATATTCGCACATACGCCTGAACCATGTTGTGAAATTACTTTCAATCTCCAAGAATCCATGTAAATCTCTTGCCAGTACCGTTATACGGTCGTTGTCGTGTTGTACTTTGATTAGTTCTTCCATTCAATACCTCCTATGCTTCGCATTTCTCTTCTTTTGTTAAAATCTCATCGTCACACGTTATGCAAAATTTTCTATCCGCCAGCAGTATCAAGGGGCACCTTTGAAAGGTGGTCCTTATTCAATCAACTCTTTGTTTTATCTGTTCTTGCTAAATCTGTGCGGGAACAATTCGTTACCCCAACCTACTCAAAGTCCATAGGGATTAGTGCATATGCTAATTGCTGGTTCTTCTTTTTCTTCTTGCCCAGTAAATCAGATGGAATATCCATGCCTAATTGACGATTAAGTTTTTCATACAATTCTACAATCTTTTCAGGATCTCCGTTTGCATCACGCAACGCTCTCCCCCACTCTTTCATCAGATTTGCTAATTCTCCAACCGATGTGGCTTTAGTTGAGTAAGATTTAATAAAATCTGTTTGCTTTCTAAAGAAAGACTTAGCCAATACCTCAGCGCATTTGTCTTGGTACAATTCAAGCATTTCTGCTAATCGCGGGTTCTCTTTCTTGATTTTTGGTGTGATGTTGATTTTAGCCAATGCAAGAGGAAGTTTCATAATGTCGATACAATATGCTTCTTGCGTGCCACCTTCTGAGGGGTACGAAAATTTTTTGTACCCCTTTGGATACCGCTTCGTCTTCCTTCCATTTGTTTCTTTGATGCTCGATTTGCCTGTCATCAAATCCGATACCTTTTAAAACGTTGTTGATTGCGGTAAACACTTTACCTGTAGCCGCTTCTTGAACTCCTATTAGTTCTGAATCATAGAAGTCCACTTTTTTAATTTCTAGTTCTGCCATTTCTGGGCCTCCTTTCTATGAGCTGTACTTTTGATAAACCGCTTTACTTACTGAAATTCCTAATCCAAATTTTTCATTGACAGATATGAGTTCAACAGTATCCTCTAGAATGGGTTCACGATCAACAAGCATTTGAGGAGACATAGTGCCCTTCTTAAGCATTTTAGAATAACCATGCTTATTAGATACCGCTTTGTTTGCTATTGTGTTCGCCTTTATGAAGTCAACTCTCACAGGATTTCTCAGATTACAATTAAGCTTCGCCATAGCTTCTTTTTGGTGTTCTTTATCAAGCATTCTAAATACTTGGAAGCCTTCAAGACCAATCGCAAAGCGCATTGACTTTATTGCTTCATAGACCCAATACCTAAATTCAACCGCCTCTTTCTTCCGGGATTGAAACACCGTATCATAAATTCCAAATTCATTTATGATAAGCATTTCTTGAACACCACCATTAGTTTCAAGGGTATACTTTAAAAGTAGGTCCTTTTCAAGTCTTTGTTTTACTTTCCAAGTTTTCAGTTCCAATGCATCGCAAACGTCTTTGAGTACCGCCCACCACTCGCCATCTTTCTCAACGAATCTAATCTTATAGCCATTTCATTCTTCAATTCTCATATTCTCACCTCGCTTTCTTTGGTGACTTTAAATCACCACTCAGTTAAAAAAAATTGATTTATCTTTCAAGTCCAGTAGGTTAGTTAGAAATTCAATTTCACTAGCTTTAAACTCAGTAATGTTATGAATTTTCTTATATAAACCCATTTCTGAAAGATTCATCTTTTTAGCAACTTTTCGTTTTGTAAAACCTGCTCTTTTTATTGCAATTTCCAACTCTAATGTATTTGTCACTTATTTCACCTCCTAGTGATTTTCAATCACCACAGGGATATGATAACGCAATGGTGAACGTAAGTCAACACTAAAGTTTAAAAAATAAATTTATGTTGATTTTTAATACCCTCAATGATATTATAAAGATAGAAGGAGGTTGAAGCATGATGGAATTATATGAAAATATTAAGCATCGTAGAGAAGAACTAGGTCTATCTCAGCAAGATTTAGCAGATATGCTTGGTTATAAATCAAGGTCAACGATAGCAAAAATAGAAGCCGGAGAAAATGATATACCTCAATCTAAAATCAAAGCCTTTGCAATAGCTCTGAAAACTACGCCTGCCATTTTAATGGGGTGGGTCAATGATACAGATATACCTCAATGGTATTCATCAGATGCCTTAACTTCAACTAAATTGCACGACGGAACAATAGATTTAGTTAATAAAATAAGATTAAAGTACCCAAATGATATAGATATCTCCAAACTATCATCTAATATCACACTTTATTTAAGACATATTGATAATCTTTTAGAGAGCAATAGCCAATACGGTGAATACGTAAACACTAAGTTTCCGGATACAATAGCATATTATTATTTGTTAAATACAGAAGGAAAAGAATTATTAGATGGCTATGCCAAGATGTTATTTGATAATGAAAAATATAAATCAAAAAGAGACTTGGCTAAATTGGCATCTCAGGATGATTTCAATAAATTAGGATTATTTTATTTCATTTTCGGTGAAAATAATAAAAAAAGCGAGTAATTCAAACCCGCCACTTATTTAATTATCTAAAAAAATATCGTTCTGCTTCAGCAATAGGAATTGACAAAATCTCAATTCCTTTTTTCATATCCTCATAATATAAGCCGGTGCTTCCGATAAGTCTCTCCTGCAACTCCTCAAAGCTGATCCCCAGTCTTCTTGCGAATTCCTGCTGCGATCCGCATACCTGGGCGATGCGGTTGTTTAGCAAATTGTAATTGAACATCATACCTCTGTACCCTCACCGCTATGCAGCTGCCTGAGAGAACAGAGCTTTCACAGCCTCTACACCCTTGGCATTGTATTTGAAAGTAGACACCTGTTTGTGTGAATTAGGCGATTTATCAAAGAACCACATTCCGTATTCGGATTTTGTATCTTCATCGACAGGACGTATACCTGCTGCTTTTGCTTTCTTTCCCACAGTATTCTTGTTGCTGCCAACCATTTTAGCTATTTCTGTTGCAGTATAGTAACGCTCATCACATTCTGGTAGTGGAAGAACTTTTTCGCCTGTTAAGACCTCTGATGCATAGCTGTTACAGATTTGCTGATACGTTTGGTTATTAGGAACACGATCTCCGAGCTTTAGCCAGATAGAAGCGACTCGCGCTTTAGCATTCATAGCTTTTGCCTGAGCAATGAGAAGTTTATCTGCAGCTGTATCGACCTGACCTGTCTCACCATGCTTTACACGGAAATATGTATCTTCTAGATTATCAAACTGTTCCCATGCCTTATCGGTATCCAGAATTTTGCAGTGACGGTCTGCTCCTTTTTCAGTCCAGAGAATCAGCTGCGGAGCAAATTTCAAAGGTTGTCTACTCTCAGTGGGTAAGCTTATCTTGAAGTTTTTCAATTCTTCTCCTTGCAAAATATAGTAATGTTTACCTTCTATAAATCTGTCTTTATTTCTATTGAAATTTGTTTGAATATTCTTGACATCTGTTTCGTAAACCTCAGCTAGTTGCTGCGTTGTTAATACTCGTTCATTGCTGAACTCAACTACTGTTGGAGTATGCATATTACATCACCTCCTGAATCAAAACAGGGCGTGAAGGCTCTACGTCTGGAAACAGATCCAGACGTTCCATTGTAGGAACGATGCCCTTCTTTTTCAGGAAACTATACAGGAATGCTCTCCCTTTCTGTGTCCACTTCGTATCAATGACTGCAAAAGAATCGCCTTCGATTTCAATATCTGTTGTCTGAGAGCCAGTATATCCCTTGTTTTGGTATTTAGCATATAGAAGCCACTGCCGGTCTTGTTTATACTGAATTCCATACTCATGCAGCATTTTATTGAAAGACCTTGCACTCATACCGTAATCCTTTGCGATGACCGTAGTATTGATAAGGCCTTTACATCTCAGAATTTTGTCATAATACGCACCTTTAGGCTCTAATCCAGCAATAAGCTTATTCTTTTCATCAATGATTGATTGTGCTGCTAAAAGACCTTGTGCCATGATTTGCTCAGGTGACATTGTTTCCTGCCCTGCAAGATAACCACCGTGTACACGAACAGAATGCAGGATCGCTTTAAATTGTTTCTTTACAGTCTTAGCTATAGGTTTCCTGCTTTGCATAATGACCTCATAAACGCCATTCTCTTTTAGCATCCACAGATTTCTTTTCTGACCTGATAGGAATAATGTTCCCATCAGCTTTTCTTCATCATCGACAGTATCAAGCATTTTAGAAACTTGCGAATGCCCAATCCATTCAGCAACATCTTTCGCCAGAAACAACGGCTCTTCATATGTACCATAGATTTTAAATTTCTTTCCCAGCAATTCCTGCTCTGATAATACTTGTAATTCAGTTTTCATTTTATTTTATCTCCTGTACGGTTCTGCCGTATATGGTATACATCTAAACCACAGGATGCTATATTTTCATGATTGTAACCT